ATGCTTGTTGTTTGATCGAGACAATGGTCGCTTACGAGAGGTTGACTTCGCGTTAACTGACGAAGGTAAGACTATTGTAGACCCAGACACATGATTGTAGTATCCGGTATGCCTAGGAGTGGCTCAAGCCTGATGATGCAGACCATCCAGCATCTCGGGGTTCCCTTGGTTGGCGTAGATGACTACGACTTCCAAGGGAATAGCTATCTCCACAGCCAAGACGTGCCAGAGGATCTTCAAGAAAGGATCTCCAAACACAATCCCCAAGGTTATTATGATATACCTTTTGAGAAACAGCTAAGCTATTTTACTGACGCAAACCAAGGCAAGGGCGTAAAGGTACTAGGACCTATAGGTCCTATGTTAATCCCAGAAGGACTTACTTCTAGAGTTATACTTTGTGATCGACGGGACAGAGACGCTCAGGCCCTAAGCTTTATGAAGCTTGCTATACTTGATGTAGAAGTTATGGATAAAGAAATAAAAGCAGGCCGCCTGGACCCCCTAAGCCAACGTGCGAGGTCTCTCGAACTGTATAGGCACTTAGATCTCCAGCAGTTCAAGAATATAGTTAACTTTGGTAGTGCTTCAATAGCGAGGTGGTGGAGAGACTCTCGTGTCAGGACTTTTAAAATATTCTTTGAGGATATGCTAGACACTCCTGAGATAACAATCAAAACAATTAATAAATTCCTAGGTCTTACGGGATCTACAGAAAAAGCAGTAAATAATATAAGGATTTAAACAATGAGACTTGCTTTCGACATCGAGGCCAACGGCCTGAGCGAAGTTGTCATTAATAAGAAAGGTTGCCCTATCCCAGAGGGCGATGATATCTTCTGCATGTGTGTGGAAGACGTAGACACAGGCGAAACTTGGGAATTCCTACGAGGAGAGATGATGGAAGGCGTTGCTTTCCTGAAGACTGCTGACTTATTGATCGGACATAATATCATCATGTATGATATCCCAATGCTTGAGAGATACTATGGTCGGATTGATGTTAAATTCTTTGATACATTGATTGTTTCTCGGTTGATGTATCCAGACAGACAGAACCACCCGATGGGATCTAATAGTCTAAAGTCTTGGGGAGAGTATTTCGATTTTCCTAAGCAGGAATTCCACGATTTCTCTCAGCTGACAGAAGAGATGGTTCGTTACTGTAAGCAGGACGTAGCTATAACAGCTAAGATATTCCATGCAGAGCAGGCTTATGTAAAACAGTATTCGAAGTCGGTAAAGTTGGAGCATAAAGTCGCACGGATTGTTTCGGATCAAATCGTTAATGGCTTTGGGTTTAATCTCAAGGCCGCTGAGTCCCTCGAAGCTGACCTTCTCATGGAAAAGGTAGGTATAGAGGACGATCTTGGTCAGATATTCTTACCTATTACTGAGGAAAGATACTCTGATAAGACCGGTAAGAGGTTAAAGGATAAGGTCACTGTGTTTAACCCCGGTTCTCGGAAGCAGATAGCGGAAAGGTTGGCTACCAAGTATAACTGGAAACCGCCTAAGACAGAGAAGGGTAATCCTAAAGTAGATGAGGCTGTCCTCAAGAAGCTACCTTACTCTGAGGCAAAGGAATTAGTAAGATACTTTGCTATCACAAAGCTGCTGAGTCAGGTGGAAGATTGGATTCTCAGAGCTAACGTATCTAGAGACGGTCGCATCCACGGAGGGGTAAATACCCAAGGCACTGTAACTGGTCGTATGACTGCTTCCCAGCCTAACCTACAACAGGTATCTGGAGATAGTAGAGCACGATCTTTGTTTGTACCGGGTAAGGACTGGGTACAGGTAGGTATTGATGCCTCTGGTCTAGAAGCTCGGTTACTCGCTAGTCGTATGGCTAGATGGGACAAGGGAGCTTTCGCTCAGCAGGTACTAAATGATGATATTCACACCGTGAATCAGAAGGCAGCTGGTCTACCAGATAGAGAATCCGCAAAGACTTTCTTCTACGCTTTGATCTACGGTGCTGGTGATTTGAAGATAGGGCAGATTGTTAAGAAGGGACCGAAGGTTGGTAAGGAGATCAAGAAACAATACTTGGATTCAATGCCAGCCCTTAAGCAGCTCTTAGCTAATGTTGAGTGGCAAGTGCAGAAGAAAGGGACCATTACGTTGCTAGATCATCGAGAGGTTCCTTGCCGAGCTGCTCATAAATCTTTGAACGTACAACTACAAGGCGATGGAGCTATACTTATGAAGGTAGCTCAGGTATTATTGTCGCGGAGTTTGAAGCCCTTTAAGGGTCAAGTGAATTTTATGGCAACTGTTCATGATGAGTGGCAGTTGGAGTGTGATCCCGTCATCTCTGATATCGTAGGTACACTAGGGTGTCAGGCTATTACCCAAGCAGGTAAGATTCTTAATTGTTGTATTAAGATGGACGGAGAATTTAGAGTAGGTAAGAACTGGTCGGAGTGCCACTGAATGGAACAATTAAATCTATATATTGCAGGTCCTATGCGAGGCTATGAGGACTTTAATCGTAAGGAATTCTACAGAGCTGAGGCTGCCCTTGGGTCTCAAGGTATCTATACTATCATCAATCCTTGTAAGGAAGACAAGGCCTTAAATCTCACGGATTCCCAGCTATCTAGTACAGATGGACTGAGGATTGTCATGTCAAGAGACTTGACAGACATCACAACATGTGATATCATTTATATGTTAACTGGATGGGAGAAGTCTGAGGGTGCTAGGATTGAACACTCATTGGCTACCATGCTTAACATGACTATAATGTATCAATGAGCTCGGAGATTATCGTACTCTTCTATAAGGTAGATAGGAGGCTAGGGAACATCTATTCATTGTTCCTAGGCTTCTTCTATTTATTTTCGAGAGAAGAGATAACACACGCAGCTTTATTACTTCGTTATGAAGATGGGAATGAGTTTGTAATTACATCTAACGCAAAACGAAGGTTTTCTTTCATACCTTACAAGGTATTCAGTAAAGCATACACAAAAAAACACCCAACCTCTAAAGAATCTAGAGTCAACTTAGGTCGTACAGTTGTCGATAGTCGACAGCTCTATAATTTCATCAAGGCCGATGATTTTAAAATAGGTAATACCTTAGAGTACATCCTCTGGTGGACGATACTTAGATACGTACCTTTATCCTTCAAGCTTATGTCTTGTGGGTTAATGATTTGTTATATATTAAGGATGGTTGGGTTTCAAGTCGGGATGCACGTAGAACCACATAAACTCTATAAGGAGATTGAGCATGGAGTTGATAATTATTTCCGGGCCAGCAAGAGTGGGTAAGAGTACACTAGCCAACCTAATAGCTAAAGAATCATTCGACTTAGGATTGGTTCCTAAGTTATTATCCTTCGCTGATCCTCTCAAGAGGGAAGCAAAGGAACGAGGGTACACTAAAGACAAAACTCCCGAGGATTACCGATCCTTCTGTCAGGAACTAGGTTCTATGAGACGAACGGAAAATCCTTCGCATTGGGTTGAGGCTTTTGAAAAGGACTTAAGCCTAATTGTAGAAGAAGAGAAAGAAGAGTTGGAGAAAGGTAATCCTTTCTGGGAAAGGTGTGTTATTGTAGATGATTGTCGATACCATAACGAAGTAGGTATGGGAATAAAGTACAACGCAACCTTAATCTTCATGTCTCCGGGGGTTAGAGATCTCCCAGAAGCTGACGCTGCTTGGAGACAACACGAATCTGAGGCTATGGCTAATGATATCGAGGAGGGAGACCAAGAGCAAGGTGCGTGGTTTGATTATCATCTCCTTAATGACGGGGATGCCGAAACCCTAAGGGTAAAGACTAGGGCTATGGCTCCGATTTGGTGTGGGGTATCGGCAGCTGGGTTAACTACTAACCTAGATGACGCAGATGTTACTTATGATACTGAAGAATTAGAAGACATGCTCAGTGAGCTGATTGATATCTTAATGAAGGAGTTTGAGGATGGAGAAGATCCCCCCGTGCCCGACGAAGGCAGCGATTGACGCTGACATTGTGGCTTACCGTGTAGCCTTTAGGGCTGAGTCTGATGACCCTGCGTTTATTCCCCAGATGATTGAGGAATACCTAGAGAACTGGTTGCCAGCTGAGACAGATGAGTTCACGATGTGTCTCAGCTGTAGCCGCAAAGATAACTACCGAAGAGAAGTCTGGCCTCGCTATAAGATGAGTCGGGAAGGACAACCTACCCCCGAATATCTCTCAGAAGTACGAGACTATATGTTTGATATCTATAACTGTGAATTTATAGACAAACTGGAGGCTGATGACATCCTTGGGATGCGAGCTTCAGGCTACGAGGCGGTTTCCGTGACAATTGACAAGGACTTGAGGTGTGTACCGGGATGGCACTTCAATCCGGACAAGGAGGATGCTCCTGTACACGTCACCGAAGAGGAAGCAGATGAATTCTTCTTGGTTCAATGGATGGCAGGAGATAGTACTGATACAATCCCCGGTCTCTGGCGGATAGGGCACAAAAGAGCTCGATCTTTCCTCAAAAAGTGGGAAGGTGAGGACATAATTCAAAATATTATAGACATGTATTCAAATGAAAAGTATATTCCCAAGCATACGTGCGATCTTGAGGACTTAGACTTGGCTCTTGCCATGGCTAGGTGCGTTAGGATCCTACGAAACGGGGATTATGATAGCATAACAAACGAAATCGACCTTTGGGTCCCTAAAGTTGGAGTATAAAGAACAAATTATGGATAACTTTCAAAAATTCATTGTGAAATCGAAGTATTGTAGGTGGGATGAAACAAAACAGAGACGCGAACGCTGGTTCGAGTGTGTAGATAGGTACTATGACTACATGAGTACTCGTTTTGGTATATCTCTGGACAATCACGAGTGGAAACGGGCTCGCTTGGCGACCCAACAACGCGAGGTCTTCCCAAGCATGCGTGCTTTGATGACCGCTGGCCCCGCTTCTGACGTAGATGACACTTGTTTATACAACTGTTCGTATATTGCGATCAATGAGATCAGATCTTTACCTAATCTCCTTCAGATCTTGTGTTGTGGTACCGGCGTAGGCTTCTCCTGTGAGGCCCAAGAGGTAAACCTATTACCTGAGGTTCCTGAGGAGATTGTACGTTGTGTAGATAATATTATTGTAGTCGAGGACTCTCGATATGGCTGGGCTAATGCCTACCATAGCCTACTAACTGCCTTGTTTGCTGGCCGTCACCCTACATGGGAGACACATTTGATTAGGCCTGCTGGCGAACGACTAAAGACCTTCGGAGGCAGGGCCTCTGGGCCTGATCCGCTAGAGAAACTCTTTCGGTTCACTGTAAATAAGTTCATGACAGCCCGTGGCCGGAAGCTCAAGAGCATTGAGATCCACGATCTAGCCTGTATGATTGGTGAGATCGTCATCGTAGGCTCTGTGAGACGATCAGCCTTGATCTCCCTCAGTGACTTAGGTGACCGAGAGATGGCTAACTGTAAGGCTGGCCCTTGGTGGGAAGCCGCAGGGCATCGCCGTCTAGCTAACAACTCGGCTGTCTATGAGACCAAGCCAACCATGTCTGAGTTCCTCGATGAGTGGACCTCATTATATAATTCTAAATCTGGAGAGCGTGGTATATGTAACCGCGAAGCTCTCAAGAATCTGGCTGAGAAATCTGGTCGAGAGATTGAGGGTATCTCCTTCGGGACAAATCCTTGCTCTGAGATTATTCTCCGAGATAAACAGTTCTGTAACTTAACGGAAGTTGTGATACGGTCTGAGGACACACTGGAAACCTTGTTAGATAAGGTCAGGATCGCTACTATACTGGGTACGGTCCAGTCCGCAGCCTGTAATTTCCCCTATCTAGATGGGAAGTGGAAGGAGAACTGTGAAGAAGAGAGATTACTTGGGGTATCCTATACGGGTATCTATGATAATAAGCTCATGTCTGGTCAACTTGGTATGCCCAAGCTTCGCTGGACTCTTAAGAAGCTCAAAGAAGAAGCCGAAGCGACCAACCTTCGGTGGTCAGAGAAGCTCGGGATACCTCCGTCGAAAGCCTTGACATGCTGTAAGCCCTCAGGAACTACGAGTCTTGTGGCTGGTACGGCTTCTGGCTTACACCCTAGGTATTCCCAATACTACGTACGTCGTGTACGTATTGATATTACCGACCCAATCTGTCAGTTTATGATAGACAACGGTATCCCCAACGAGCCCTGCCTAGCGAATACAGATAAGACTGTAATCTTTTCTTTCCCTATCAAGTCTCCTATGGATTGTATCACCCAAGCAGAACTTAATCCCGCAGATCACCTAGATCTCTGGCTTGAGTATCAAAAGCATTGGTGTGATCATAAACCAAGTATCACTGTATCATATACTGATAAAGACTTCATGGCGATTGGGGACTGGGTCTGGAAGAATTGGGATTATATCTCAGGCGTTTCCTTTCTCCCTTATGATGATAATATATATGACCAAGCTCCTTTCGAAGCCTTAACTGAGTACGAGTATGAGACTCTCGTCTTAGAGATGCCTCTCGATTTGCCTTGGGATAAATTAACTCGGTATGAGACAGAAGATCATACTACTGGTTCACAAGAGCTTGCGTGCCATGGGGGTGCGTGTGAGGTCGTAGACTTAACGGAGAATGTAAATGTCACATCATAGCTTAGAGAATATTGAGCGTAAAATTAAGATGAATGCTTCAGTAACCCCCGCTGAAATGTTGTTAGTTATCCGGGGACTTATGAAAAAGATAGATGATATTGAGGAGAAGCTTGATGGACTGGAAGCAGCTACCAAGACTAGACGAAGATCTACCAAAGTATCTGAGGAATAAGTTCCCCGGTGAAGAGTATACGGACTTAGTAAACAGCGAAGTATTTACAAGACTTGCCGCTAAGCAAAGCGGTCGCATTGAGGTGATTCAGGCTCTTGAGTCTATCATTAAATTACAAAACAAAAGGAGGTGACTTATGGCTGGTGCACCACATATTCCGGCTGGACCGTCAGCAGCTGAGAGAGAAGCCTTACTTGAGAAGGAAGCTAACCTAGCGGAAAAAAGACAAGAAAAAGCAAGAGCTTACCAAGAAGAATCAGAGCGTAGGCGAGAGGCAATCGAGACTCAAAGGAGAGATCAGATCAAGAGAACCGAGGAAGAAAGGATAGCTCTTCTTAAAGAACAAGAGGAAGCTGCTAGGGATTCCGGAGGTAGTGAGACTGATACAACAAGCGGTGATACTGAATCTAAGGTTGTGTCTATGTGGTCTTCTCTAGTCTCGGGTGTAAAACCTACGGGTTCTGTGGCAGAAAACCCACAAAGTCCAGGACAAACCACAGTAAACAAGAGGCCTCTGTAGTCCTATGTCATCCTCTAACGCCGATAGATTCCGAATACTGGACGGCTTGCGAATAAGTAAGCTTGAGAGAGCTAGGTTTTGTGCTAGTATTACAATACCTAGCATTCTTCCGCCAGACGGGTGGACAGAACAGATGCAGTTACCTCAGCCTTATAGTTCTACCGCAGCTCGTGGGGTAACCGCGATGTCTAGTAGGATGTTATCAGCACTGCTTCCTCTTAACGACACGCCTTTCTTTAGGTTTGAGTTGGATTCGGGTCTTGAGCCCGAGGTTGAGATCGAATCCTATTTAAGTGCCTTAAGCTTACAAGTCTACAATAAACTTTCATCCAGTAACCTACGGGATTCTATCTTCCAAATCCTTCAGCAATTAATCATAGTTGGGGATGTGATGGTTATCCTTGATGATGATATGTCGTTACGTTTAATTCGCCTAGATCGTTTCGTTGTTAGACGAGACATTAACGGCAACCCTGAAGAGATAATCTATAAGGAATACGAATCGACCGCTTCAGAGTTAAGTGAAGACTTATTATATTCCGCTTCGGAGGATATGGAAAACAGGCAGGGGTATCGAGCTCTGTGGACCCGGCTTGTGAAGGATAAAGATCAAGAATGGGTATCGACAACCGAAGACAGGGATGGAAACACCAAAAACTCGGGTAGCTTTAAAGTGCCTAACTTTATTGTCTTAAGGTGGACAGGTGTCGCTGGAGAAAATTATGGTCGCAGTCATTGCGAGGATCTAATAGGGGATATTAAAGCCCTCGAAGGTTTTACTGAGGGATTAATTAACGGTATCACAGCTGCGTCCATCTTCTGGATGGCTGTGGATCCTACAGGGATGGCCGAGGTTGATGATATTAATGGTACTCCTACGGGTGGGTGGATAACTGCTAGGCCTAATGAAGTCCATGTAGTCTCCCCCGCAACCACAATGAATCCACAGATCAGTCATACTCAGGTTGGCGTAGAGACTTTGAGAAGAGAGATCGGTCGAGCTTTCTTGTTAGACTCCGCAAGTATACCTCAAGGCGAGAGAGTTACAGCTACTGCCGTACGGATGATTGGTCAGGAGCTTGAGCACGTATTGGGCGGAGCTTTCTCAGCTATTGCTAGGGAATTAATGAAGCCGCTGGTTTCCCGTGTGCTGTTTCTCATGATTTCGAATGGAGATGTCGATCCAAGATTACAAGACATGTTCTCCGGTGAGGAGGGTTTATTAGATGTCGAAATAGTTACCGGCCTACAGGCTTTAAGCAGAGATTCTGACTTACAAAAACTTATGCAGATGGGTGAGATGGTACGTAACTTACCGGAGAATGCTGCGGGGATGTTTAGATGGGATCAATATGGTAAGGCCCTCATTACGTCTCTTGGGTTTAATCCTGAGTTGTGGGTTAAAAGCGAAGAAGAACTTAAACAGGAGCAGATGGCTATGGCAGAGCAGCAATCGAAACTTAGGGCCACAGAGGGTAGAGAGCAAATGGTCAATCAAGCCATTACAGGTGCCGCTCAGCAGGCCGCCCAACAGGATCTCCAAGAAACCGGCGGGGCTGGTATACAACAAGTGATGCAGCAGATGCAACAAGGAGGGGCGTGATGGGAGTTACTCCGAACGGCTGGGATCAGTACAAGAAGCTCGTCCTACACGAGCTTGAGAGAACTAATAACCGACTAACTGATATCGATAAGAGATTAAACCATATTGAACGTAAGCTGTCTGTCCTCGATACAAAAGTATATGCTTCGGCTTTCGTGGCGAGTATCATACTAACTGGTGTCTTTAGTCTTGTGTTTGATATAATGATTAAATAATGCTAAGACTACACACATTAGATATTATAGGGACTGAAACCAATAGTATTCTGAAACTCAACCAAAACGAGTGGATTACTAAAGGCACGAGAGACCATGTGTTATCTATACGCGATGAGATCCTAACCAATCGGGGCTATCTTGTACCCGAGGACTGGGATACATCGTGGAATGTACATCTTGGGCCTATCTGGACACCGGCCCAACTAGGTTCAACGGTGATCAAATGCTGGTTATCGCCTGAGTATCTACACCCTTCTTCGGGAGATGCTAATGACGTTGCAGAAGCAGAGGATAGATCGGGAAATGGGATCAAGTTCAATAACACTTACGTTGAAGCCAACCAACCACACTTTAGTGCAGAGCTGAATGGGTTTCAGGGTATAGATTTTGATGGATCTAATGATGTTTTATTCAGTGACGATGAGGTTGGAGATGATGAGTTCGATGTAGGGACCGATGATTTCTATTTCATGCTTATGCTGAAACACGGTACGGACGTAGATACACAGAAGTATATCCTATGCAGTGACTACGTCAGGGACTTTACTCTAGCGGCTCGTAGTACCTCAATAAACTTTAACTATAAGTCTTATTATAATCAGTCTCCTGTAGAATCTAATCAAGCGTCGATTGCTTGGGCTCCCGGAGATTATGGTATTGTTGGTGCGGGGAGAGAAAGTTCAAACCGTACGCTTAGATCCTACACCGACACTTCGACAGGATCCGGTAACCTTTATTCAGGTACGTCTACAGGGAATATGCTCAACGCATCACATTTCGCTTTAGGAGCCCGTCAACACGCTCTTACTACTGGGTTGAGTACTGCGAACTGGGACGGAGAATTATATGAGTTAATATTCTATCATGGTACTATATCAGAAGATGATCGAGAAAAGATAGAGGGATACTTGGCACATAAATACGCTAAGACAGATCTCTTAGAGTCTGATCATCCTTATAAAACTAATCCCCCTAGGTCCCCATTACAGGAGTAAACTATGGCTAAGAAGAAACGAAAGAAGCCGGGGAAGAAAACGGCTTCTGTTCAAGCACCTCCCGCAAGAGCCACGAGAGCAAGCAGGGCTACAACTAAAGCTACCAGAACCAGTGCAAAAACTCAGTCCTATTCTAATCCAAGTGGGGGTAGATGATGATGATTAAAAACAAACAAGGAGAACTTAATGTCTAATGAACAAGTTGAACAATCCTCTGACGGGACTCAACTAGAGGTCGGTACACAGGAAACTAATTCGATAACCTTCCCTACGAAGGCCGATGAGGATCCACAAGTAGCAGCTGAACGTACAGCATTCAAGACGTATGTAGAGTCCTCAGGTCAGGCAACACCAGAGAACTTTAATGATACCGATGCATGGTTTAACAGCCTTAAGGAGGCCCAATCGAACTATACACGAGGGCAGCAAGAGATTGCATCGCTGAAACAGCAGTATGCTGAACAAGGAGGGGTTTCGGAGACGGATCCAGCAGAAGTATCAGATTCTCTTCCAAGTGAAGTTGAGATTACTCCGGATACTCCCGAGCTTAGGATTCCAGATAATATCACAAAGGACCCTGAGCCCGCTACTGAAGATACTGGTATAAACCCACAGTCATACGAAGCTTGGGGTATTGAGATGGCTCAAACTGGCACACTCAGCGAACTAACCCGAGCTGATATAAAACAGAAGACAGGTTTTACTGAGGGTATGATAGATGATTACGTCTCGGGGCAAAAGGCCCGACTGAAGGAGAGCTTCGCTAAGGCATCTTCTGTAGTAGGTGGACGAGAAAAACTTCAACAGATTTTCGATTGGGCAGGGACTTCCTTAAGTCCGGACCAACAAAAGCAAATTAACGTAGGACTTGCGAGTCCATCATACGAGGTGACCCTACGAGGATTATCGTCTATGTATGAAGACAGTGTAACTCAAGCTAAGGCTGCTGAACCAAGTCAGAATAGAAACCTGACTTCCATGTCCGCTAGTGAGACAGGTATTAGAGGTTACAGTACAAAGCGTGAGTTCACTCAGGAACGCAACAGTCCTAAGTTTAATGTAGAGCCGAGATATCGGCAAATGGTAGAGGCCAGAATGTCTAAGACAGACTGGAATACACTACCGAAATAGAGGCCGTCGCGGACCTCTTGGGGGATAACTTAACTTGATCACTCCTTCCTCTTGGATGAGGGGAAAGGAAAGTCTAACTTAGTTTCAGACCCACTCAGTTCTATGGACTCCTTAACTGGAATAATCCGATGCACAGAGAGAATGCCGCATTGTTTTATTTAATAGTTTTTATTTTTAAGGAGATTTATTATGGCTGGTGATTCTTTAGCCGCAGCAGATCTTGGATATCGTAGTGATATCACAGCAGCTACCTCGGGTAGCAATTCAACTGGTGGTAAACTTTGGCTCCCGATTTGGGCTGGCGAAGTTATTAATGCGTATGATGAGTATAACATGTTCGAACCCTTAGTTACTTCACGTACTATTACTAGTGGTACGACGGTCGAGTTCCCTATTACGGGCACTGTTGACTTAGAACCTAACTGGGACGCAGGTCAAGAACTAGTCGGAGGAACTAACTCAACGGCTACTACATTTACTATTGCTCTCGATAAGCGACCCATGGCCGCTCACTTCGAGCTTGACAATGTAGACCTTATGTTGACTCAATGGGAGTACCGAAGCGAGCTCGCTCGTCAGGCTGCTATGACTTTGGCTAACGCCCGAGACAAGCAGATTTACTCTATGCTCGTTCAGACGGCTTGTTCTGATCCTCACTCAAATGATCCAAGAACTGACATTTCTGAGGCTCAGCTAGACACCATGCTTTATGGGGATAGCGAGACTACGGAAGGAACTTACGACAAGAAGCTTAGTTCTTGGGGCGACAACACAGCCGCAGCCGCAGACCGCGCTACAGGTGCTCTCTCAGCTCTCGAAGCTATTGAGAAGTACATTGTTTCGTTACAGGAGATGCATATCCCCTACGGCAACTTATATCTCGCTTGCTCGCCACAGTCCTTCATGGACATCCGTGCTCTTGGTGTAGCTCGTGAAGATTCAGACCTTGACAGTGGAGGCCGTAGGCCTTACTTCGGAGGTACGGCTGATATGGGTGGTTTAGGAGAAGGGCTCCGTAATGGTTTTTCGAAGCTTCATGACTCACTTGAGTACATGGGTTGCCGAATCATTAAGAGTAACCACGTTATTGAAGCCGATACCACGACTGCTACCATGGGTGAAGCGAAGTACGCAAAGAACTTCGGTGCTGCTTCTGGTGCAGGTGTGAAGGGCATTATGTGGATTCCGGAGGCAGTTGCTGCTCTCCGGCTCCAAGGCCTTAAGGTTGATACTGTAGACGATGTCCGTCGTAATACGACTTTCACCGTTGCAAGTATGATGAACGGTACGGGTATTCTTCGACCTGAGTGTGCTGCGATTATTACATCGTTGTCCACGACGGCTGAGACTACTCCAGACGTTGCTGGCAATCAGCGAGGACTCTTTAGTGCTCTGTTGGATGCTTGATCTTAATTGATCTAATCAGCTCCTCGGGTCTTAACAGGCCCGAGGAGTTTTCAATTAATAATTTTCTACATAGGAGGATACCATGGGTGTAATTTCAAAGCTTGATGCTGTTAACCATATGCTGCTAATGGCAGGAGAATCTCCGGTATCCGACTTAGAGTCCTTAGGTGGTGTAGATACAGGAGTTTGCGAGGATGTCTTAGAAAGAGTTCTTGTCGATTTCCAGTCAAGAGGATTAGCGAATAACCAATATACTAAAAAATTCTCTCTCACCACTGCGGGAGAAATCAGTGTAGGTAATAATATTATTTCTGCTGAGTTAGTATCTAGCCATGTTAATGACGATGGGTTCTATATCATAGGCGTAGGACGAACTGTGGATGATTCTACGGGAGTAACTAAGCTTTGGAATGTGACAGACCAAACCATAGAGTGGGAGGCTAGTACGGATTATTATATAGAAATTGTAGTGAAGGTTATCTGGAACGAGATGGATACCCCTATCCAGAGGGCCATTATGTCTTCAGCCGCTCGGCAGTATCAGGTCATAATGCAGGGTGATATACAAGCCGATAGATATCTACAAGAGTTGGAAACGATGTATACTATCCGAGGTAAAGGTGCTGATGTAGACAATAAGAGACGATCTATATTTAACTCAGGCACCCCAAAACTAAGGGATATCCATAATCGCGGGTCCTCAGCTAATGACCCAAGTAGATTCCGTTACTGGAGAACGTCGAATGGCTAATACTACGCGACCAACTAGAAGTCAATCATATTTCCCCGTAAAGATACCGCTGTATTCCTTAAGTGGGGGCGTAGGGAGGCAGATACCCAGCAAGAAGATGCCTAACGAGGTTGAGGAGTCTATTAATTTCACCTGTACAACGGAGTATTCTACAGATAAACGAAATGGTACTAAGTATGTTAGTACGTTACTTCCGCTTTCTGATGATTCTGATATCAGGTATCATTGGATGGAAGCCGGTAACTTAGTTAGTTATATATTCCTTATTCAGCAGGATAGCAGTGCGGATAGCACTAATTTTCTTAATGTTTACAAGGTGACTCTTGATACGGATGACGTAGCTACAGTAACCGCTATGACGGTTGATTCAACGATTGAGACAGCGATTTATGATTACCTCTGTAAAGACGCAGCTGAACTTAAGTTCGTAAATATCGGCTCAGCCTTGTTGGTTTTAAACCCGGAAGTCTCAGCGGGCTTTACTTCAACCCAGGAAGACGGAGATAACAAGCTTAAAGATTTAGATGGTATCGCAACCTCCACACTTGATGTTAAAGGAGATGATATACAGTATTTGACATCTCTATCTGTCCACAGAGGTCATGAGGCTGAAGTCTGGATCGAGTCAGCTGACTATGTATGGGGCCAGAAAGTTATTGATACAAATGACCCTGTATATACTACGGATTCTACTTCCGATACCAACCCTTGGGGTGAGTGGCGTGGGTACTCGTGGGACGAAAACCCCACGCGTAACTCTGGTGGACATCTAGTAATAGACTTCAACACTCAAGTTCTAGCTTTAGCACACGGTGATACGGGCAAAGTTGCTTCGTATCAGAACGCAAGATATGGCTGTCAACTAACTATCTCTGGTCTAGATGCCGCTGGGGAAAGTCAATCTAGGAATTACGTATGGGCCAGTCCTTGGGACGCTACGGAAGCGGCCTCGGGGGATTACGATACGGGCGAGGAATGGCACGTTTATCACGATGTTAAAATAAAGCGTGCAAAATCTGTTTGCGTTAATCCCTTACAGTTATGGACTAATGCTACTGTGGATATAGACTTCTCTAGTGAAGGTATTCTAGTAGATGAGTTTATTACATTAATAGATGGCTATGGGGCCAGTAAAACCTATACAGCAAAAACGGCTGAAGACTTAACATCGAATCAGTTCATCCACACAGGGACTCCTGCGGAAATAATAGCTTCATTAAAAGCATGTATAGAGCATGAGGACGGTCACGGAGGTTCAATAACTGTCTCATCGGTTAGTGACGTAGCTACCTTACGGCAGTCGGTCTTTGGAGCTGATGGTAATAGGGCTATCTCGTCTGATTTCACAAGCGTAACTGTAGCCAGTGCGTTTACTGGAGGCGGTACTGGAGGTTCTTATACCGAGGGGCAGTTGGGAAGTGGTTACGCAGATGCCGACTCCTTAGCAGCAGCAATCCTCAGTTCAGAGGGGCATACGACTGCTATATTTGAGGTCTTATCAAACCAGAGATCATTCACGGACAGTACCCCATACCCCGGAAGAGTTCTTATAAGGGCCCGAGAAGCAGGCCTTGCAACTAATACAAAAATATGGAAGAATAATTACATCGCTGTAAACACAGATTCTGCGATAAAGAATGAGGATTATAATCTAGATAGCTACGCTGCGTCTGATCTTCCCTCTTCTCTCACAGGAGGGGTAGAGGATGGTGATGAATCTATTCAAGATACCTTTAATCCTAAGTGGGATACTTCTGAGACAGGCGTGGCGGACTATTGGTCGACTTTCTCCCAAGCTGATGCCATGTATGGAATCTGGCAAGTTAAGAAATATTTGCCAGCTGAGGAATTACCGGGGCCAACGAATGAGCTCCTCAGTGAGAATACTCAGGGGTCTACAGTAAGTCCACATCTAGATTTAGTTCGGTGGGAAAGGGTGGTTAATCAGTCCGACGATTTAACAACAGGAACCGATATCTGTAATGTCGAGCCTTCTTGGTTTATTCCTGTAGAAGAATACTCATACCCCGACCCCCTCGCACCTCACTTAGGGCAATCTGTTTCTAAGCTATCTGACCTAAAGTTCCCTCCTACGGCTGAGGATTTAGTGAGTTATAACGGCACAGCTAATGTTCAAACCACTCTACATGCGTTATATCCTAACGATTCTCAAGCGGGCTCTGAGGGTTTCGGAAAGATTATTCATCTATCCCAAAGTTACTTAGATCATACTCCGGGCTGGTATAGGATTATTAATAAAGAAGAAGCACCTTACATAAAGAAGATAAGGACACCCGGCATTCGGGCTGTGATTGACCAGCGACGAATGCCTATGATGATTTACTTATCTGATGCGGCAACTAACACTTGGTCAGCTCGGATGGTTGACTGGGATCATAGAACGTCGGGTGATAAGGACACCAATAAAGGTCCGGGTTTATTCTTTAACCCCTCTACCGAAGAACCTCAAGAATCTAAGATTAACACGATGGCTTTCTATAGAGACAGGTTATTCCTAGCTAATAACGAAACAGTCATCGCTAGTAGGTCAGGCAATTGGGATAACTTCTGGCTCGCTGATCCCGAGAACGTTATTGATTCTGATCCCCTAGATCTCATGGTATCAACTAACACCTATACGCCTATTAAGAACTTGGTTCCCTTCAAGGATTTCTTATTCGTAGGTACTAGTGGAAGCACCCAGTATGAGCTCATGGGGTCACAGAATGTTATCTCACCACTAACAGCTGTATTCTCACCCACTGCATTTTATCCTATGTTAAACAATGTAGATCCTCTACCTATGGATAACAACCTATTCTTTTTCTCAAAGCAGAAGTTATATATCTACTTCGGTCAGAAAAAGACAGCAGTAGAGCAAGCCTTTGAAGTATCTAAGCACATTCCAGGCTACTTACCAAATGAGATCAAGAGCTTGACAGGGTCTAGTCATAGTAGTATGCTATTCGCTTTAGAAAAAGACACCACCCCAAGTTCTACTTCCGCATCAAAGATATTTGTTTATAAAAATCAGATTGCGGGTGATCAGGTAATTCAGAATGCATTCTTTAAGTGGACGATGGGGTCCATAGCTACAGAGAAGCACTCCCTACGGTATCTCCACACATGGGGTAAGAACTTATATTGTATTTCTAAGAATTATAAAGAAGGATCTCCAACTCTTGTTCTGAGTAGGCTTCCTTTAGATAGAGAAGAGGAGAATATACCACGGTTAGATTACCTTAGAGATATCTCAGGTGATACCCTAACGCCGGTATATGATTCCTCAACTAACCTCACGACAATAACTGTTACTTGGGGTGTTCCTTTCGTGGATATTATTATCACAACAGAGGGTGAAGTCCTAGATCTGACAAAGACCGATACAGACGGATTGACTTATACCACCCCCGGTAACCTTGTCTCCGCTTTGACAACGGAACATAAATGGGCTGGGGTAAACTTCCCTAGTTCTATAGAATTCTCTACGGTTTACCTGAGAGATGAAGCCAATAACATTGCTCCCGGATCTTTGAACTTACGGTACTGTGTACTACAGACCTACAACTCTAAGAAATTCTCGGTCGATGTAGAGGTCCGTAATAGGAACAAAAACACTTATGAATTCGATCAAGAGATATCTGATTCCAGAGAAGATAATGATTGGATTGGTTCATCTGTACTAACAGGTCGTATTAAAGAACATCAAGTTAGGTTTCCTATTTTAGGATTCAATAATGATGTACAAATAACAATCTCAAGCGATAATCCACACCCACTGAATATCGCAAGTTTACAATTCACTGGTAAGTTCAAGGGAATTACCAGATTCCACAACTCATAGGAGGCTAACATGGCTGTAGATAATCAATCAAGAGTTACAGTACTAGCGACAATCTCAGGCAGCAGTTTTGCTGGCGGTACTGCGGTTGATATCAGCGGAGAAGGTCTCTTCCTATCGTCGGGGGACTATGCTGACATCACAACAAACCAAGAAGAAATAACTATTGTGCGGAAGTTTGATGACTCAAGCTTAGTACATGGTGTCTTAACAGCCTCAGAGGCTTGGGATGCGTGGACTCTACCTAATTCATCGGCATCTGGTAGTAGCATGTATTCCGTCTCAGGTAACTTTATTACGTTTAGTACTACAAGCTCAGACTACTCTTTCGTACGTACGGCGGGGACTGAGAACTTACCAGTAATCTCTGCGTCGGATACGGTTTATATCGTGAGATCTACAGTTAAGAATAATCAGATGGTTACCTTCCAACCAGCTAGTAGAATTACGTCCGTTAATTTAAACACGTCAATTCAGCAGCTCTTTTATCTCATTCAAGAGATTGATGATAGGTTCCATAACTTCGATAAGCTTAGTCCATTCTTTGGTATGCCTAATGGTATAGCTACGCTGGACAGTACAGGTACGATTAAAGAAGCCCAGATGATAGGTGCCGTAATTAATTACAGTGACTCCCTAGCTAAGTGGGATGCGGAAGCTAAGAAGATTGGTAACATGTTGACCCCTGTGGATGAAGCAGATGCTGTGACTAAAGATTATGTAGACAACGCGATGAACTATACTACACCTTCAGGGACACCTCTAACCGGTAGTATCCTAGTTACCTCTGGCACAGCGGGTACAGGGCAGGATTACACACTGCCTTTCACAGCCTTAAGCACAAACGTGAGTACGTGGATGGTACATCATAATACTACATTCTTGAAACCTACAACAGATTTTACAATCCATGCTACAAATAATACGATTAATATTATAGGAACAACCGTAGATACGGACGTAATATCTGTCCAGAATATCGGTGCTGAAGTCTATCCCGCACCGCCTAGTACCCCACAGGCTGGTGTAGTAACTATTACATCAATTACTGCTGGTACTGATCAGACATATACGCTACCCTTCACCCCGGCATCTACAACTACGAACTCCTATAACGTAGCTATTAATGGGGTGGCTCAGATTCCTTTCACAGACTTCACCGTAGACGCAACTGGGATTACGATTCTAGGGGCGACTTTAGATGAAGACGTGATCTCTGTTCAGAACATGGGGATCTCTAAGAGTACACTGTCCGAAGACCCCGGAATTATTGGAGACTTGACAGTCAGTGGTAGTATCACGGGTACAGTAACAGCTACAGGTAGCACGTCGGCCCGTACACTGGCTTCTAGATTCGCAGATACTGTAAACGTAAAGGATTGGGGTGCAACTGGAGATGGAACTACAGATGATACTGTAGCTATACAAGCAGCGTTAGACAAAGGAGGAAAAGTATATATACCAGAAGGAACCTATAGAATTAGTGCTATCCTAACGATGGGATCAGGTACGTCTTTAAGTGGGGAAGGTGACAACTCTATTCTAAAACCCCTAGACTCCTCTGGCGATGCTGTTTCTCCTGTTTTGTTGATAAAGAATAAAACTAATGTACGCGTCTCTTCTTTGAAGATTGACGGGAATGCTACAAACCTAACACAAGCAGCCGGACACTCAGCAATTTACATATCTGCTTCGAGTTATTGTACAATTGACTCAGTACATATCATAGATTGTGGTAGAGAAAGCGGAGCAAATTCGGCTGGTGCCCATATCATGTTAAATGCGTATGAGTCTGGGGACTCATCGGCAGGAGATAACGATCATGCAGGAGTGAGCTCCATAGGAAACACAATTAAAAATTGTATTCTAGAGGATCCTGATGGAAAATGTAAGTTTGGTATTCGATTATTTACGAACTGGGATTACGAGATAGAGGAAGATGCCTTTGTAATAACGTGTTCTCATAATAATATAGATAGGAATACTTTGTCAGGCTTCTCTTGGAATAATGTAGAGATCGCTGGTCCGGGTACTATTTATAATAATATCTCAAATAATATAATTAAGGATTGTAAAGGATATTCAGCAATAGAATCTGATAAAGGTGCTAGTTATAACGTCTTCGATAGTAATATTGCTACAGGATTTTTAGCCGCAACAGACGGATCGAAAGTGATATTAGGAATGCGGTGCCAAGGAGGATTGTCACCCCTAGGTAAATTAAGAAGGGGGCGGTATAATGTATTCTCAAATAATATTATATCAGATCTTAATACTGCGTCAACAACATCTACGTGTTTTGGCTTCTCTAAAACAGCTGACTGTTCTTTAGTAGGGAATGTCTTTAGGGGGTCAATTTCTACGGGGGTTGCTTATGGTGTACATTTATATGACAATAACTCCTCTCTTCTAATCAGTAACAACGCCATAACGGATGTTACAACAGGAATTATAAACGATCCGACTGGAGTTGAAAGTACTACTAAAAACATCACCATTCAGTCAAACACAATAGAAGCTACGTTAGATGGTATTAATTTTACTAATGATGATTCTGGATCATACTTATATGAGGTGTATATTTTAAATAATATACTAAAGGATGGTATGACTAATGTCGGTATTAATGCTGGAACTGATGTGGATAATTCGATTGTAAGAGGGAATATAATTGGGAGTTGTATATCGGCATCTGGCTTAACTGGGGATGGTATAAGAACCAACGGTGATAATAATATAATTGACAGTAATCAAATCTCAGACTATAATCGATCAGGAATTAATGTACAAAGCTCAGCAACGGGAACTGTTGTAAGGGATAATTATACATCGTCTGTTACAGGTACTGCTGTGGGTATCCTAACTGATGGTGTTATAAACATCGATGGTACAACAGCTGGTTCTGGTTCTGCGGGGAGCGGTAAACAATCTGTACAAATAAACATCAATGGCACGACTTATAAGGTACTACATGATGGAACAGTTTAGTAAGGAGAAGTACTGTGAATGATAGAATTAATCAACTCAACGACCGACTAGCAGATACTCTATTATTAGATCTAGATGATCCCAACAAGTGTACACCGGGCCTCTATCAAATAATTAGAGGATATATTAATGATAATCGTGAGGCCTTAGATGGTCTACCAAACGAGGCTTTGGATCATCTTGAGAAGATGACTGATGCTATACCCTTTAGGAGACAAGGATAATGGTTACAAGACTAGACAAGGCAGGGATAATAGCTACTGGAAGCACAACCGAGAGAAGTTTAGAGGACAGATTTGGTTTGGGTTCTGGGTTGATGGATATCAGAGACTTTGGTTTCACCGGGTTTGATGACAGTACTATAGATTTTACTCCTACATGGAATGCTATGTTAGAGGCGGTAGCTGATTACCAAGATCCCGGTCCTAATGGAGGCCGCCCAACAGTTTACTTCCCTGCGGGCCATTATTATTTCCTTACTAAACCAGACGCTATTACTACAAGATTAGCACTACAAGGAGCTACTTCTTCTACAACCTTTACTAAGAAGTACAGCAATACGGGCGGAGCTACTGAGGGTTTCATTAGATTTGCTCCCGGAAGTAGTGGTAGTGACATGTATAACATAGGATTCCAACATAGTACACTAGAACAAAATGCTGGAGCTGCTATCTCTATATACAGCGATGGGGCTGCTGAGACGAGCACTGCTGACCATAGGTTTAGCGGAGTTACTGTAACAGCGAGCTCTACGGGTGAAACCGGCACAGAAGATAGTACAGACCCTAGTACATGGTGGTATAACTATTGGGATTATTGCATGTACGCAGACGGAAGCGAGTCAGATAATGGACTAAGAGGTCTATGGATTGAAAATTGCAATGCTTTTTTTACAGGTAAGACGGGCTTATATTTTGATTCTTGTTGCCACCTCAACGTAAGAGGTGTCAGTGTACAAGTACATCCCACATGGACTGAAACTGGAGAAAGTGATTCTGTAGTTATAACATCCACTTACAACGCAGCTAATCCCGGAGATTACAATGGATTTGTAAGCTCTGGTATGTCTGTAGATTTAACTAGTGCTAATGGTCGAATAGTTATAGCAGACCCCACCACATCTCTTAGTGATTATGGTGGTACAGAAGATACCGATCCAGTTGTATCAAATGGGACTATAAGAATCCATGGAGTCGGATCACAAGACAAGCATAATAAGGTTTTGATAGGACCGCGTGTTAAGGATTTAACTATTATTACGAGTGGAGATGTTGATTGGATTAAGTCTTCTACGGGTGCAGCGGGTGGAGATCGGGTAGTCATGAATAATGAATATGAATATCCTATACTTACTGAGAAGACAGGCTCGGCTTTGTATGATTATGGAATAGATAGTTACAGCACTGACATTGGGGGAGATATTTCTGTCCTGACTCCCCTCGGATTACGAGAAACTCCTAAGACATTTGCTTCTGATGATGCAAGTAATATTAGTTATACAGGAGATCCGGGACAGATTATTCTAGAGGATAACGAAACAGCTACGTTTGGGTTTAGTAATAATGGCCTGATGGCGTTAGTAACAGACGGTTCTGGTTACAGTGCCTTAATGGCGTTCTCCTATAAGCAAGCGATAACTGGTTCGGTTACAGGTGTCGCTCATGATGGAGGATTAACTATAGCCACAACCGATACCGGAGCAGGTTGGCAGTGTACTAAAGATGCAGACAGTAGGTCGATTGTCTTTACGAATAGAACTGGAGCTACGGGGCAATTAAATATAGCGACCTTTGGCGGTCGTATTAAATCGTTAGTTATAGCCTAGGAGAATTAACATGCCACCGAATAAAAAATACCCAAAGGAAACAACAGCAGCTTTTAAGAACCGTATGAAAAAGAAGGGCCCTGCTAGAAAGAAAGCTAACAAAGCAGCAAAGAAGAAGTACTGATGGCACGCAAACCCATGAAGAAGGTTAAGAAGTCAGCTCAGAACTACCGAGATAATCCTAAGTCTAAAGCTAAGAAAGCTAAGTATGACACAGCGTATCACGCCA